TTAGTCCAGCTTCTGCAATTCAGCCCAATCAGATGTTGAGTTGAGCCACTTCGCGTAAGTGGAAAGGAGCATTTGTACACTGTGCCCCAGCTGGTTGGCAATGAAAGCGGGGTTCATTCCAGCCATGAGGCACATGGTTGCGTAGGTGTGCCGGGTGTCGTATTGGCGCCTTTGACGTATGCCCAGCGCCGCCATGGCCTGGCGGAAGTAGTCCTTGGTCGTGGAGTCGGAGCGGATCCAGTCCACTTCCTTGCTCACCATCAAAGCAGGCGCAAACACGTAGCGGCTTCGGCCCTCGGTCAGCGTCAGCGCTTCATCCAGGGCATGTATGGCCCTGTCATTCAGCAAGACGTAGCGGTCGCGCTTTGTCTTGACCCTGTCCTTTATCTCCCCCTTCACCATAACCCTGCATACGTGCGCTGTGCGGGCCTCCCGGCTGACCTCATCCCGTCGAAGCGCTGCCTGCTCCCCTGGTCGCATTCCAGTGAAGAAGGCGAACTCGAACCAGCATGCGTAGATCCGAGTTAGACCGGTAAGGTTCTCGTAAAGCCATGCAATGATTTGCTCAGCTTCTTCACGGGCGAACGGGTCGACCACCTTCTTTGCCACCCGCGGGCGGGCGATTGAGGCCATGGGGTTTCGACTGATCAGGCCGTCCTGCATGGCCGATTCCATGATGCTCGACATCTTGTCGCAGGCGTTACGACGCACCCCGGCCGACGTCCAGGCGGTGGTCGAGACTACGCGACGGCAATCGACCGACCCGATCTGATCGAGTCGCCAGGTGGCGAAGTGCGGCATCCAGTAGCGGTTCAGCGTGCTTTTGTAGTTGTCGCGGGTGGTCTGCACGATTTCCCGGCTGTCCAGCCAGATCTGTGCGTACTCGCCGAAAGTGGGGATGCGGTTCTGCAGGGTGTAGCTGGAGGAGGGGAACAGCTCGGCGTACTTCTCTTCCGTCATCACGCCGAGCTTGATCAGTTGTTTTACGTCAGCACGAAGACGGGCTGCTTGGGCGATCCCTGCCGGCGTAGGCTGGAGGGGGAGGGTTTCACAGCGCCGAGGTGGCGTGGCGCCTTTCCATGTGAAGCGGATGCGGACTGACTTTCCGACGACTTCGACTCCGCCGGGCATTCCCACAGGCTTTCTATCCATGCGTTGTATCTCCGTTTGCTGTACATGATGCGGCCGTCGATCACGCACCACACGCCGCGCGGGATGATCCCGCGCTCACGCTTGCGCTCCAGGGCTTTTTTGGTCGTGCCGATCAGGGCGGCCATCGCCGTCTCATGGATCTTGTCGAACTCTTCGAGCGGCACGGCTGGCATTGGTTTGGCCATGGCTGCATCCTCCTTCAGGCCAGGCGCTGGCCTTTGTGCTGCGCTCTTGCTTCGTTGGCCGACAGCCACTCGATGAACGCGCGGGCGCTGGGGAGGGTGTCGAGGTTGCGAAAGATCGGGATGCGCAGCGCGTCGGCTCGAGCCATTTCGCCTTTGGTGCCGGCGCTGCTTTCCCAGCCAGGCACCAACACCACGGCGTCGCAGCGCTCCATCATTTCCATGGTGCCGCGTAGCCAGAATTCGTCCCCCAGCTCCGGCAGGTCGAGTTCCATGTGAGCGGTGTTGGCGTGAGGGATGACAGGGAACCAGCCCAGCGCGGCGGCGCTGATGCCGATCACGCGGGCGGCGTCGATATTCTGGGCAATAGCTTCCCGAGTGGCCGCCCGGTAGGGGCCGGCCACGTAGATAAGTGGCTGCATGGTTTAGTCCTCGGTGGCGTAGTAGCTGACCGGGCCGTCTTCGCCCTGGTCGGAGTCGTTGGCAATGGTGATGAGCTGGCGTGCGATGGCTCGCAGTTGGGCGGCTGTGAAGTAGCCACTGATGGTGGTGATGGATGTCACGCTGGTGATGGAGACCATCGGCCGCGGCTGTTGCCGCTGGCGGTGCACGGCATTCAGGGTTCGCTGCATGGCGGCGGTTCCTTCGGTGGGTTGCAGCGCATGCACTGGCATTCGGTGATGCGCAGGCGGGTGGTGCGGCAGAAGGGGGCGTGCTCTTCGGTTTGACTCATGACGCCACCTGACGATCAGCAGCGGCTTTTCGGCGAGCAGCCATCTGGCACTGAAGTCGCAGAACACGGAAACGGCGACCATCACCCGGCGCAATTTCCGGAGCGAGGTTCGACAGGTCATCGCTCAGCATCTCGAAGTAGAAAAGATGCTCGCCATCACCTCCCCACTCGAGCTGCTTCGTTGCCCAGTCACGGGCTTCCATGCACGGCAAGCAGGTCTTGAATGCGTCGGCATTGCCTTCCCATACGCCAGACACGCGCTCGTACTGTTGCCCCGGCGGGATCATTCCCGAGCACTCGCAGCAGCGATGCTGCTTGCGAGCCTTGAGGATAGAGGTCACTTGGAAGTCGCTCACGGCTGCTGCTCCTGCTGTGCCGTCGCAATGCGCCGTGGCTCGTCAAGCATCGGGAGCCACCCGATAGGCTCGCCCTGGCCTTGGGTGAAGTGGTCATGCGACCAGCACCAGCCGGCGAATAGCCAACGATCTTCCCCGTCGTTATCGAAGTTATTGGCGCCGATTGTTGGTGCCTGGTCGTTGTCCTCGGTTGCGTGCTCGGTGAACTCGACGAGCAGGCGAACCAGGGTTCCGTCACGCGGGGCAGTAGCCATGTCCCGCCAGTGCGGGTCGTGATCTTCCTGGGCGCCGCAAGAGGTGCAGACCAGCAGGTGCTGGCCGTCGTCGGTCCATTGGTGGCTGCAGGGCGACGCGGGCAAAGCGTTGGCCAGTTCGCTACCAACCACGTCGATCCATCCGCAGGTATCAGCCAGCATCATCGACATATTGGCAACGTCGGCGGTGTACTCGCGGACGCCCTTCATGTCGTTGTTCTTCACGGCCTTCTGCAGCTTGGCGGTGTGGTAGTAGATTTCGAGCAAGCATTGCTCGGGAGACATTGCCAGCCAGCCCGGGCGGTCACCCTTGCCGGTGTTGGCGTGCAGCTCGGCTTCCATCATTGCGAAGAATGGGCGCAGTACATTGCTGTACTTGCCATCTGGATAGGCAGTCATGATTCACCTCGTCGGTATCGAGTATTTGGCGATGCTCACTGCAGATCAGCGGTTTTGCCGCAGGTCGGCGAGCTTGCGGGTTAGGTCCATCGATGCGCGGCGCATGGAGCCGGTCTCGCGCGGGTGGCGCTTGCCTGGCTCTGTCTTCTGCAGCTTGCGTAGGTCTCTGGCTTCGCGCAGGCAGCGAGCCAGCTCAAGGATGGTTTGATCGAGGGTATGAGCGCGCACGGTGATACCTCCCGTTTCGGCTGTTGGGTGGCCATTACTTTCGGCGTGGTTTTGGGTTGGTCAGATCAGCTCATCAAGCGATGAGTGGGGGCAGGCGCGCCAAGGCGCGATGTACTTGTGCTCGCATTCGCGGCAGTGCCATTCCTGCCGGTAAAGCACGCCGTCGACGAGCTCGAAGCCGGCGATCACGAATGCCAGCGGCGCCATGCCTTCCAGCTGCACGTCGTAGAGCGGCGGCAGTGGATCGGGCAGGGTTGGCGTGGTCTTGAAGATGGACGCCACGAGCGACGGGCGGCCCATAGGGGAGGAAGGCCAGGTTCGGATCTGGAGATCCGCATCCAGGCGCGTCTCGCTCTTGACGTCTTTCTTTGGGCGCCGCTTACCGCGCTCGTAGAGCTGGGTTATCTCGTATCGCATGGCTGTAATTTGCTGGTTATATATCCAGTATTTTGGCAGCGCTTGCGGTGGCGGTCGATGGGCGTTTGTCGGACTGAATCTCATCAGCTGAGCTGAAGTTGATCCTGGCCACCCGCCGTAACTCCGTGGTTTATCTGGACGCTCCGGCCAGCGAGCATGCCCGCGACCTGCGCGTTCATATCCATCTCTAAGGGCCCTGACCTACGCTGCTTGCCGATTTCCTTGCTGGAAAGATACTGATCTATCAGTTCGGTACCTTTTGATTCCGCGGCGATGAGTTCGTGGCTTCCACTGCCGCCGGGCGCGGAAGGGTCTTCCTCGCCGCGAGGCACCAGATCCTGAAGTTTGCCGCTTACGGCGTGAACCCATGCCAGCGCAAAATGGTTGCCTGCCGTCTCAGGGGAATAAGGGCTTCTGTGTCGCCCGGATCTGACGCCGGACATGTAATCACTTCTGGCCAGAGTGAGCTTGGTCAGGAGCGCTTCGTATGCATACAGCGCGATCTGTTGCGACGGGATTACGCCTACGAAAACAGCCCGCTCGACGCGCCGCTTGGTCTTTTCACACCAATGGTTCAGCGAAAGCGACCTGACCCCGAACGCGCGGGCCACAACAGCACCAAGCTGTCGATCCCAGGTTGGTCGGCGATTAGCTCTAGCGCTTTCGGATTGAACCACGCCGACATCGCTCAACTGCACGTCAAGTTCTGTCAGCCGATATTCGCGCATCAGCGCCTGAGCCTGGCGCATCGCTGTTGCTGCCTCGTTTTCATTCGAGCTTTTCGATAGGGCCAGGCAGCGCTTTATCTTGCGTATCACGCGCTCCAGCTTGCTCTCGCTCGGCTGATTGTCGGTCATGATGTTTCCTCGAATAGTTCGGGCTGTGGCTGGCGTTATCACTCAACCCAGCAGTAGGGCCAGATGCCCAAGGCATACTCCAGTGCCTCATCGTGATCGCAGCGGCTGCCCACCATGGGGAATCGCTTGCCGCATGGCAGGCATACGAACCAGCAGGCCTTAGTCATGCTGGTAGTCCTGCCACCCAATCCGGGGGGCGCCGGTCTTCCGGTTGATGATTGGGCGGCCGGTGTCGTCTTTCAGTGGTGCGCGAAAGCGGATATGCAGGCTTCTGCTATTGAGCGTTTTCCGTGCAATCTCGATGAACTCGCGTGCGAACTGCGGCGCATCGAACATCGGTGAGAGCTGCTTAACCTTCTGGCCGAGCATGATTTCGTCGGCGCGCTTTTCGCACAGCGCATTCCATTCATCCATCGTCAGCGACTCTTCGCCCTTCGGCGTTTTGCGGGTCGTCTTGACGTTCTTTCGCGCCTCCGTCAGAGCCTGGTCGCGGGTCATTCCGAATACGGCAAAGGTGCTCATAGGTAGTCCTCCAGATCGGATAGGGCTTCGATGAACTTCTTCTCCTGATCGCCCGGCAATTCGGCCTCGGTGATCAGCTTGCGCATCTGCCGGCAGAACTCCTCGACGCGATCCTCAAGATCGTCGTACTGCCCTGAGATGCTTCTTGCCTCCTCCTGCGCCTTCTGCAGCGCTGCATCACGCTCGGCACTGCCTTCGGCGATTCGGCGCGCCAGTTCGACAGCTGCGGCAGGTTCAATCGGTGCGTAGCCCTCAAGCTCCTCGTCTGAGCAGGCTCTTACTGGTAGAGGCATGGCGTTCTCCGGGGCGAGTGAATGCCTCGCCAGTGGCGTGATGTGCTGGATTGAGGTATCAGTGATAGGCCGGCATGGGGCCGGTATCAGGAGAAGAACTTATGAGTCATGGATTTGAGGGAGACGGCGCTAGCGCTGTGCTCGCCAGAGAGCTCGGAATCTCGGTCGAAGATGTCGAGGCTTACGTGAGCTGGGAGGTCAACCAGGGCGATGACGGACACCCTTACAGCATCCTTGTAACCTTTGATCGAACCACACCAGCAGAGACCAGGGTCGCGGCAGGTGCTGGAGATGGATTCTCTGTCCATCTTGGCCTCAACATTTTCGATGAAGAGGAATGACTATTCGCTAGAGCTTGCTCGCTGAACATCTTCGAGCCGATCAAGTCGGTCGGCTTCGCGCTGGCCTTGCCGGTAGAGCTGCTGCGCCACGTTTTCGGATGGCGTGAAATCGTGGCGCGGAACTTCAAGCAGCCGCCGCGCGCCATCAGGACCGAGGGCGTGTGCGTTGATGATCAGGGTCTGCAGGCATTCGACCATCTGGGAGAAGCCGCCCCAGGTCATCAGGTCGCGCAGCATGGCGAGGATGCCCGGGCGAACGCGGTGGCGTAGCTCGACTTCGCCGGCCTCTGCGCGGCGCTTGGCCGTGTCGGCGTCACGATCCTTCTGCGGCTTTGCCATAGGGCACTCCGGGTTCTATGCCGTGCAGCTTGCAGAGCTTGTAGGTGTGGTTGTAGGTAAGGCCTGCTGCCTCGGCAAGTTCCTTCATAGTCTGATTGGCACCAGCCAGGGCTTTGACGCGGCTGGCACCGCTGCGGCCTGCGGGTTGTGAGAAGTCCAGGCCGTAGTCATCGCGCAGGCGATTGAGCACGCCACGGCTGACGCCAAGCGCGCGGGCCGCCTCGACGATGCCGAGGTGCGTCACGGCTCTGGCTCTCTCGAGCAGCTCAGGTGTGCGCGCGTCGCTTATGGGCTGCGGGCAGCGCTTGGTTGGCCTGAACTTCTCCTGCGCCTGCTGCCTGGCGAAGCGGCGAGGGTGCTTCAGCGGGTCGAGGTCAGCTGCGCAGCCAAGTGCGGCCTGTTGCTCGGCATGCGAGCGAAAGTGCGGTGTAGGGGTCATGATGGCGGCCTCAGTGATGCAGTTGCAGGCCGAGCTCAAGGCGGGTGGCCAGCTCGGCGGCTTCATGCTGGCTCTGCCGCCAAGCCAGAAGGCGGCCGGTATCTGCATCCAGCACTTGCCAGTCACTGCCGCATGCGTAGAGCTTGGTGGCACGCGGCGCGGGTTGCCGGGTGCGCACCTCGGCTGCCATTCGCGCGTGATTGGTCTGGCGCAGGGCGTCGAGCAGTTCGGCAACAGCTTCGCGGGCTTTTGTGAAGGCGGTCATGGTGCACCTCGCTTGCGGTAGGTCTGGGTAAGGGCTGCGTTTACGGTGTAACCACGCCGCAGCAGCAGGCGGGCGAGCTGGGCGCGGTCGTGATGGCTTGCGGTGGCTTGGCCGAGCAGGCCGAAGTAGCTGTTGGCGGTGGCCAGCAGCTCGTCGTCAGATGCGACTGCGATGCGCCTGGTTGCCTCGGTAACCGTCTTGCGCCGCGTGCTGCGGCGCCAGGGCTTGATCACCTGGCCAACGAAGTCGATGCCGCGCGCAACGGGCTGCAGGATGGTTTTCGTTGGGTTGAGACGAGCACCCAGCGTCGGCAGGAAGGCTTCTATCTCTGCGAGCCAGGCGTTGAGCTGTTGCGGTGATTCGTGCAGCAGCACGAAGTCGTCCACGTACCTGATGTAATGCCGCGCCTTGAGCTCGTGCTTTGCGAACTGATCCAAGGCGTTCAGGTAGACGTTGGCGAAGAACTGCGATGAGAGGTTGCCGATGGGCAGCCCGAGGTGCGCCGGCTGAGCAGTCAGGCGCTTGTGCCGGGGAACCCGGTTCAGCAGGTGAATCGGGCAGCGCATGCTGACGTTTTCGCGCGGGTCGTGCCACAGGATCTGTAGTGCCAAGCGTCGCCACCAGGGCTCGTCGATCAGCTGGCGTAGCTGGCGATCCAGCACGCGCTTGTCGATGGCCACGAAGAAATTGGCTAGATCCGCCTTCAGGTAGTGGCAGGGCCGCGACCAGTTCTGCGTCGCGCTGCGCACCTTGGCCTCCAGCCGCTTGGCAGCGTAGAGGGTGCCCCGGCCAGGGATGCAGGCGCAGCTGTCGGCAATGAATGTCGACTCGATGCCGGCGCCGATCTGGTTGTACAGCAGGTGGTGCACGATGCGGTCGCGGAATTCGGCGGCCCACACTTCGCGTGCCTTTGGCCGGGTGACCACAAAGCAGATCGAGCGGCCTGGCTGGTAGGTGCCGGCCAGCAGCTCGTCGTGCAGGTCGAGCAGGTTGGTTTCCATGGCCTGCTCGAACTGCCGCGCGCTGTTGGTGTTGCGCTTGTTGCGGCGGCAGTCGTAGTAGGCCTGCACCAACTGCTCGAAAGTGAAGGGTGCAACCGTTGGATCTGCGGACGAGCGGGGCGAAGCGCTCGTTGTTCTTGTCGTTGTTGTTCTGCCAGCCATTCTCGAAGTCCATGTTGTAGGCGTTGTTGGCGGAATACTGCGACCTGCCGTGCTATCCACGTCGCCATGGCGATTGCTCGCCCTGGAAACTGCGCGAGACCAGCCCGAACGCTTTAGATCGGCGGTATCTCTGCTGCGCTTGTCGGTGGCCGGGTGGCCAGCGGCACGACCAGATTCAGCGCACAGGCATGAGGGCCGTAACCCTCATGCAACGGGCGCGGTTGCGGTGATGCTCTTTTTCCAGGCGTTGGCCTGGCGGCCGATGCTGGCGGTTGCCTGCATGGTTTTGGCGTGCTGCCCCTTGGCGATCACGCCCTGGTTGGTGAGGGCGCGCAGCAGGTAGTTGATCATCCAGATGCTTTCGAGCAGCTGGTTGAGGTGGGGCAGCTTGTCGCGCGCCATGTTGGCGCGACCGATAAGCACCATGACCTGCAGGCACTCATCGCGAAGTTTTGCGCCGACCACTTGCTTGAGGTCGCGCGGGATGTTGCGCACGAGATTCAGGACGATGCCGAGTAGCTCCTCGGCGGCCTTGTGAATCTGCAACTCCGTGTGCATGGCCATCCTGGCCTCCTTGTGTTGGTGTGCAGGTGGCCGGCGCCGCCCGGCATGCTTCTGGTCTGGCTGGCAGCTCCAGCCCCGGAATCACCTGCGGTGAAAGAATCAATGAATCAGTGAATTACTGAAGGAGAACGCTGCGGACGAGCGGGGCGAAGCGCTCGTAGCCCTTGCCGATGTCGTGCTGCCAGCCATTCTCGAAGTCCACGTAGTAGGCGAAGTCGGCGGAACACTGCGTGCTCAGCCAGCAGTAGCGATCCTCGCGCAGGGTGATCAGGCCTTCAGTCTTGGCGGCCATCAGCAGGTGCGCTTCCAGGCACGCCGGGATGTGGCCACCCAGCTCCAGCGCTTGCTTGGCGATTTCGCTGCCGGCTTCAGCCATGGCGCGGGTGTTCTTCTCGCCGTCGCTGTAGCTGGTCGCGCCTTCGATGTCTTGTTCGTACTCGCCGTAGGCGCCGTGCACCTCGTTGGGCAGCAGGATCAGTGCGCGCTGTTCGTTGCCGATGAAGTAGCGGGCGACAAAGATGCCGTCGTCCAGCGGCTTGCCGCGCTCGGGAAGATCCGTCACGAGGATGGTGCGTTGCGGTTGGTTCATTGGGTTGCTCCGGGGTCGATTTGAAGGCGTAAAAAAGCCCCGGTGTGAGCGGGGCAATACCGTGATGACAAGCGATGCAGAGCATCCCAATGCCGCCTCTGCGAAGCGGCATCAGCGATGCAATGAAGGATTGAATTAGCGAATGATGGGAATCCTGCGGACGAGCGGGGCGAAGCGCTCGCTGCTCTTGCCGTCGTAGCTCTGCCAGCCATACTCGAAGCCCACGAAGTAGGCGCCGTAGGCGGAAAACTGCGTGCTCGTCCAATAGCGGACGTCTTCGCGCAGGTCAGGAACCAGGCCCGCATCCTTCGCGCACTTGAGCAGGTGACACTCAGCTACGGACGGGATGTAGGCGCCGGCCTCGATGGCTTTCTTCGCCAGTGCGCTGCCGGCTTCTGCCATGGCCTGGGTGTTCGCCAGGCCGTCGCCATGGGTGGTGATTACCTCCTGATCACGCTTGCCCCAGGTGCCCTCGATGTCGGCGGCAGCGCCCAGGTAGGTCAGGGCGAATTCTTTGCCGCCGATCCAGTGGCGGGCGAACACCACATGCCCATCGATGCGGTCGCCGATTTCGAGCGTAGTCTCGGCTGCCATGGTTTCGAGGGTGCCTTCGATCTGGATCGGCATTGCCGGCGATACACCCGGGCAGCAGTGCTGCAGTACCTGCAGGGCAAGCGCTGGGCTGGTGGTGTAAAGCGTCGAATCGCCGACGCTGAGCGAGATTTCCTGTGTCATGGTGGGTGCTCCGGGTGGTGGACTGGTTATGCCGTCAGTGCGATTTCATCGACCTTGCGGGCGATTCGTACCTGGCTGTAGGTGCGCGGTGGGGTGGGGCGGCGCATGGGTGGTGACTGGTTGCTATGGCCAGCGCCGAGCATCAGCACCAGGGCGAGCGGGGCGAGAATGCCGCGCTTCATGGCCTCGACGATCAGGGCGCGCACGCTGCGCTGCATACCGAGCTTGAAGCGGGCATCGTCGAGGCGCTGCTGCACGCTGCGCGGGCTGATGCCCAGCTCGCGCGCGGCTTCCTTGGTGGTGCGGTCGTTGGCGGAAAGGGCGAGCACTTCCGCCTGTTTCGCGGTGATGCCCAGCAGGCTTACCCGCCAGCCGGCGAACTCGATGGTTGGGTGCATGGTGGTCTTCCTTGGTAGCGAGAGGACATAGGGGATCGGTTTGGCCGGTCGCTAATCCGGCTATCCTCTTAGGCCGACAAAGCCTTACTCCCTGCGGACGGTCATGGCCCCGTTTGCTCCGCCGATTCTTCTTAGTCCGCCTACTTGTAAGCTCGGAAACCATGCCTCCGGTTATTCAGGTGCGCTCGGAGCTACGTTGCGCTGCGTGTCCGCTCGCCCGGCATCAGCCAGTCCTCTCCACGCCGCAAACCGATCCCCTATGTCCTCGTTGATTTCCCGTCAGCCCCTCGCGAGAAGGGCTGCCAGTGAAACCTTGTCTTGCTCGCTACGCCTCTCGGGTCATTCGCGCGGTTCGGTCAGCACCTCGTCAGGCTCGGCCCCTCTGCGGCCTACCTCTGAACGCCGGTCGCCGTTCGGCGTAGCGGTTGTCACTCACCTGACTTTCTGTCGCCCCACAGGTGATGGCCGGGGCTGCCTCGCCGGTTGCCCGGCTAGCTGTTCATGGCGCTGGTTGTTAAAGAGCGGTGGCCTTGCGGCCTGGCCGTCGTTTCCGGCGGCGTTGATGTAAATATCGCCGCAGGCGTTTTTAATGTCAACGCCTGCGGCGATATATTTAATTTTGCGCGCAAACAATCGTCGTTCTGCTTGAGGGGAGGCCAGGGGGAGTATTACTGTATATGCATACAGCAAAAGGAGAGGCAAGCGACAATGTCGAAAACCGCCAAGCAGCCCGAGCCACTGAGCGCCATTGATCGCCTGGGCCTGCGCGTTACCACGATGATTCAGCACCCCATCGCCCAGCTGAACGGCGGCGTGGTGGTGCATCGGCTTGACACAGACCCGGACTACGCCTGGGAGGCGATCCTTGAGTTGATCAGGGAAACGGACGGCATCGAGATGGAGGAGGGGGAGGGATTGATCACACTGAAATGGGATCTGCCGACCGATGACGACAAGCGCGTCGAGCTCGGCGAGATCGAGGCTTTGGAAGATGCTGCACCGTTCTGAACTGCCACGCGGCGAAACTGTTGTCGTGCTCGGCGCCCTGCGCGCAGATGGCCAGGCCATACCGATTTGCTCCAGCCTTGTGCCGGCCGGCTTCCCGTCGCCAGCACAGGATCACCCCGAACAACAGATATCCCTGGACGAGCTGCTGAACATCCGCGCGCCGCAGACGTACCTGGCCCAGGCCTGCGGCGACAGCATGACGGGGATCGGCCTTTACGACCGCGACCTGATGGTGGTGGACAGGTCGCTGGATGCCGTGAGCCGAGACATCGTCATCGCCCTGGTGAACGGTGATGTATGCGTGAAGCGCTACTGCCGGGAAAACGGCAGCGTGATTCTGCGCCCCGAGAACGCCGCATTCCCGCCGCGCTACATCATGGAGGGAGACGAGCTGCAGGTATGGGGCGTGGTTACTGGCTGGATCCGGCGGACGCGCCATGCATGAGCGTGCCTTCGCCCTGATCGACTGTAATTCGTTCTATGCCAGTTGCGAGCGGGTGTTTCGGCCCGATCTCGCGCGCACGCCAATCGTGGTACTGAGCAATAACGACGGCTGCGTCATTGCCCGGAGCCGTGACGCCAAGCCGTTCGTGAAGATGGGCGAGCCTTACTTCCAGATCAAGGCCACGCTGAAGCGACACGGCATCCTCGCGTTCAGCTCTAACTACGCCCTGTACGGCGACATGAGCGAGCGCGTGATGGCGGTTATCGAGGGGCTGGTGCCGACGGTCGAGGTGTACTCAATCGACGAAGCGTTTGCCGACCTTACCGGCGTGCCTGGCTCGCTCGAGCAGATGGGCAGGCACATCCGCGCCCAGGTGTTGAAGGTCACCGGCATCCCGACCGGGGTGGGCATCGCCACCACAAAGACCCTGGCCAAGCTGGCCAACCATTCCGCGAAGCGGTGGCAGCAGCAGACCGGCGGCGTCGTTGACCTGTGCGACCCGGAGCGCCGCGACAAGGTGTTGCGGGTAACCGCGGTAGAGGACGTGTGGGGTATCGGCCGGCGGCTGACGGCACACCTGCATGAGATGGGCATCAAGACCGCCCTCGACCTGGCCCAGGCCGACGCCTGGATGCTGCGCAAGCGCTTCAGCGTGGTGGTTGAGAAGACGGCGCGCGAACTGCGCGGCGTCAGCTGCCTGGAGATGGAGGAGGCAGCACCACCGAAGCAGGAGATCTGCTGTTCGCGCATGTTCGGCCACCGCCTGAAGGAGCTGCCGCCGATCCGCGAAGCCGTGGCAACGTATGCCGCCAGAGCCTGCGAGAAGCTGCGTGCGCAGCAGTCGGTGTGCAGGCGCGTGCGGGTAAGCATTCGCACCGGCATGCACAACCCTGACGAGCCCCGCTTTGCCCGTGGCGCAATAGTCGAGCTGCCATTCCCTACCGACGACACGCGCGCGATTACTCAGGCTGCCGTCTGCGGCCTAGAGCAGGTGTATCGGGATGGCTATGCCTTCGCCAAGGCCGAAGTGCTGCTGATGGAGTTGTGCCAGCGCCAAGACGTGACGGGCGACCTGTTCGCGCCGGCCCAGGCTGCAGCCTCACAAGCGGTGATGGCGGTGCTGGATTCAGTGAATGCGAAGTGGGGCAGGGGAACGATCAGGCCCGGCGGCGTGCCGGCCGAGCCTGAATGGGGAATGCGCAGGGAGCTGAAGAGCCCAAGCTATACGACGGATCTGGATCAGCTTTGGCGGGTGCCGTGCCAGTAGGCTTTCGCGGGCCGCGTCGAACGAAAAAATCCCGCATTACGCGGGATTTTTTGTTGCCGATTTCGCGCTCGCCCGAGCTTTCCTCTTACTTGCCTTTGGTGGAGGCGGAAGATGATAAGGAAATTCTACGGCAGAAGCTCCGAGAGCCTCCAGCATGATCTTGGCGAGAGTTCGAACGTAAGGGAAGATATAGTTAGCAGCTTGGTAAGCCCCGGTTTCACTTTTAAGAGAAACTAGAGCAGCTTCCTCCATAACCTCAAGGTCGCCAGTTAAGGAAATAGAGAAGAAAGACTCTCCACCATCTGCGGGAAATGCTGTAAATGAAAGTTTCGCTTTGAAAACGTCTCCCACAGCCAGTTTATCTACATCGTCAATAACTTCTGCCTTGAACTTTACCGCGAAGCCTGGAGAGCTCTCGCTAGTAAGGTCAAAGGTCTCGCCCTTGATACTTTCAGCCTGTGTTTTAATTAGGCGCAGGTCAAATGCTTTCACTGTACTAGCCTCAGTGGTGCGCGCTTGGTTGACTCGATGTAAGAGTCCGCCTCATAGGGCGGTTGGGCCTGCTGCGTGTAGTGATGATGAATCTGCTGATGCCTGCCATGCAGATGGCACTCAATAGCATCTTTAACAAAGTCGTTAATGCTTTTCCCTTCGCGGACAGACTGCAATGCAATTTCTTTGTGCAGTCGACTACCAATTCTTATATTGAATGTTCCAGATAGCGGACGATCCGGCTCTACACCAAGCTCTTTACAAGTTTCGATGTAATCGTCTACTGCTTCTTTAAAAGAGTTGTAGATTTCGGCAGCGGTGTCTGCGTCGTAGCTAACAACATCACTTATATGCAGAATTTTTCCAAAAAGGATGTTGTCCTCTACGGAGAAATCCACAGACCCTTGAAATCCCTTGTACTCAAGAATCTTTTTCGTCATGGCAATAACCCTAAAGATTTTAGTGCATCTTTTACATCTTCGATCTGATACTCCAGAAGCGTTGAGTCTGGATGTCTCTTATGAAGCAAAATCTTATGCTTCTGATCGTTGATGAACTTTTTTCGTGAGCCGCTACCCTCCATTTCACGGTAGCCAAACGACCTCATTACTTTGACCAGCTCCTCCCATGAGAAGTCCTTCGGAGATGGATCTTTGAGCAGGCGCTCAATGAGCTTGTCGATTTTAGTCACACCGCCATCCCTCGCTCGGCGGCTTGCAACTATAGATTAGTTGCAATGTCTTGGGCAATCCACCTAGGCAATGGTTCCGATAGGGGGCGCCCTCGACCAGAAGCCATGGAGATTGATTGCCTAGAATATCCTTTTTATTCATGCAAATAGGCGCATCCACTGCTGTCCCTCCCTAAAATCGTCAGAAAACCGCCGACAGTGATCGCCGACGAAACGCTATAGTTTCTGACCTCTCCAAACGTACAGCACACGCGCATGGATCGTCACGTCGCCCACCGGCACCACGCGATCCTTGTGCTTCTCGTTGTCGGAGATCATGTCGAAATGGTCGGCGTCTGCCTTCTGCAGGCGCTTGATGTAGATCATGCCGTCCCAGGTCAGGACGTACACGCCGTCACCGTTGAACTCGGTGACGCCGCGGTCGACGATTACCGGGTCCTTGTCGTCGATGGTGCCGGCCATGGACTGGCCCCAGCCGGTGATGATCGAGAGGTTGCCCGTCGATGTGTATTCGAGGCCCAGCTTTTCGAGCTGCAGGCCGTTGACCACCACGTTGCGCACGAACTCGACGTAATCGGCCGGCACCTGGCCGTGACCCATCGAGGCGCGCACGTCGTACTGCGGGATCAGGATGTCGCCATCCTTTACCCGCGCGCTGCGCGAGAAGTCGGCGGTGATCACGTTGCCAACTTTGTCTTCGGCCAGGCTGTCGGATACGGCCTGCAGCAGCCGCTGCTGCGCGCTGTCGGTCAAGGCCTTGCCGTGTTTGCTCAGCATCTCCATGACTTTGGCTGCTGCGCCGGATTGATAGCTGCTCGGTGCCTCTGCTGTGAATCCACCCAGTTCAGTATTAGGGATAGCGATTGAAAGCGGGACTGCCATTTCGGCGATTTCCTTCGCCAGGCGCGGACTGAAAGACTCAACGGGAACCTTGATCATCCCTGCAATAACGCCCGCCACCCGAGCATTCAGAGCGTTTACGCCGTTCAGGTAGGAGCTAACAGAACCCTGGTTCATGCCAAGAGCGTCGGCGATCTGACCTTGGCTTAGCCGCTCAGCACGAGGCTTCCCGGCGTTGTATGCGTCGAGCGCCTTCTTGAGTGCTATGCACTCCTCCAGCTCCCAGTTTTCAAGTTCGCGCTTTTTCATGAGGCGAGGATATTCCCTGCGGCGATAGATTATCCATCGCCGGCGGCGTTGCCAAAATAAACGCCAGCGGCGATACTTTCTCGTAAGCAAGAACGCGGAGAAGGCAAATGCGCCGGATGACCCTTAGTGAATTCGCTGCCGAACGAGGGCAGATAAAGGCTGCAGAGCTGATCGGCATGCGCCAGAGCTCGTTAAGCAAGGCCTTGGCTACCGGCCGCTCGGTTTTCGTAACCGAGCACGACGACGGAACCTATACGGCGGAAGAAATTAAGCCGTTCCCGTCCCAGGCTCAGCCGAAGCTGGCGTCCTGACCATGGCTCACATCCTACCGACCGATTCGACGCTGAGTAATCCGCACGGTAGCGGTGTGCATTCATCCAGTGTTTCCGCGCATGCGCGGATTTTGCCGCCTGCGAATCAGTGGCCTTTGCATCCGCACTATCAATCAACAGACCGAATTGCCTGCGCCAGAGGGCGGCTTGCACTTTTGAGGATGTGTGGATGATGGGGGTTGCCTGCTGAATTCCACGCACAAAAAAGCCACCGGGCAGGGTGGCTGATTCGTTAACGCTAGGAGACCTGATTATGCACACCCATCGAGCGCGCCGCAAACCCGCTGCGCCACGATTTACGCACGCTGAAAACGTGGCGCGCGATTGCTTGGCGGTGCGGCCATGAGCGTTCAGGCCATGACCTGGGCGCTTACCCAGCAAGTTGTCACCGATCCGTCTGCACGTCATGTGCTGCTGTGCCTGGCCAACTACGCGGACAAGGACGGCAAGGCCGCCTTCCCGTCCGCCACCAGCCTTTCCGATGACACGGGCCTGGCTGTGCGCACCGTGCGCTACAAGCTGGAGCAGTTGCAGCAGGCTGGCGTTATCCGCCCCGGCAATCAGGCGATTGCTGCTGCCTACATTGATCGCGGCGACCGCCGCCCCGTGGTTTACGACCTGTCGATGGAGCGGGGTGCAGCTGATGCACCCCGACCGCAACGACGTGCAAACCGTGCACCCCGTAACGCTGAACGGGGTGCAAATGACGACAGCACGGGGTGCAACTCACAACAGAACGGGGTGCAAATGACGACCGAACGGGGTGCACCAGTTGCACCCAATCCGTCCTTAAACCATCAAGGATCCGTCAATGATCCGAGAGAGGAGCGCGCACCCTTCGCGCTGGATCTCGAATGGCAGCCCGATCCGAAGCGACTCAAGGCGGTGGCGTTCGCTGCTGGGGTGAGTGTCGAGGCTTGCCATGAGGCGCTTGGGTTGTTCGTGACCCACCGTGAGGCCGAGGGGCTGGCAAAGACTTCTGCCGAGTGGCACGCCGACTTGGTGAAGTGGGCCAAGCGTGACCAGGCCCACGGAGCTGGCAAGGTGAGCCAGCTCCGCCCGTCGAGTTCTGCTCCGACCGATGACGACTTCGCCGGCACCGGCTGGCTCCGGGGGCAGTCATGAGCCATTCGGACAACAAGCCGACTCACAAGCCTGTCGCGCGATCCGTTGGCGCCGTTGCTGGTGCGGTGATGGGGGGTGAGCGCGGACGTAAGTCCCTGGCTCCGCGCAAGGCGGCTGAGGTGATCGCCGCCCTGAGCGAGGATCAGCGCACCGCCGTGGAAGGGGTGATCAACCGGCTGTTTCGCGAGATTCGCGACGTGCGCCCTGCCTGGCGGCAGGCGTGGCCGACTAAGCAGGCGATGGAGTCGTCGAAGGTCAAGTGGTTGGCTGCGCTGATCGAGGCCGGGTGCACGGATTGGGAGGCGCAGATCGAAGTTGGCCTGGCCCGCCTGCGCGCCGAGCCGAGCGACTTCGTGCCATCGCCTGGCAGCTTCGTGGCGTGGTGCGTGCCGACCCCGGAAGCGCTTGGTGTGCCGCCAGTTGATCGGGCGTTCGACGAGGCCTGTCGAAATGCCCACACAGCGGTTCGCCAGAGCGCGAAATGGAGCCACTCGGTTGTTTACCACGCCGCCATCGACGTCGGGCTTGACGTGCTGATGTTCGAACCGACCGCGCACAGCCGCAAGCTTTTCGACCGGAGTTTCGCCGTGATGCTGCGCCGCGCCGCGATGCGCGAGCCGCTGAACGGGGCGGTGCCGTTGGGCATTGGTCACGACGGCGCCAAGACCCTCGCGCAGCTGGCCGAGGAGCGCAGCCTGCAGCAGGCGCTGCAGATCCGCGAAGCCCAGGGCATCAATACCAGTGGCGAGGCTGCGCGCGCTGAGCTTCTGCGTCATCGCAACCGCCTTGGAGGTGCTCGTGGCTGATAAACCTGACGTGTCCGCATACCGCTTCGCGCTGTACTCCGGCGCCGAGCGCCTCGGCTTGGCTGCAGAGCGGGGGCAGGCCGTCGCGCTCTTCGCGGACGAGACCACGGCCCGCGCCCATGGCAGGCGCCTGTACGGGGAGTTTGCCGAGGTGGTCGAGCTGGGCGAAGGCGAGGAGTCGCGGCCATGAGTCGGCTTGGCTGGGAGCCGAAGAAGGACCGCGACGGCCGGGAGATTCCGGGCTGCTGGATCACTGCGGCCGGCTACGTGGCGGCGGCGTATCAGGTGGATCGTGAGCAGGTGTTTGCGGTGACGCCGCCGGGTGGCGGCGCTGCCATTGCATACCGGCGCACGCGCCAGGGCGCAGTTGAGGCGCTGCGCCTGCACATGGCCGGTAAGCCGGTAGAGAAGTTCGAAGGGGAGCGTGATGGCGAGCAAGAAGACGAATCTGCGCACGGTCGGTGACGTGGTGCTCTGGTGGCTGGAGCGGCTGCTGGCGGACAGCGAGCGCTCGAGCAAGTACCGGAGCTCCATGCGCTCGGTGATGCAAAAGCATGTTGTTCCGAGAGCCGGCAAGGTGCTGGTGCGCAAGGTCGACCGGGTGACGCTGGATGATCGACTGATCTGGCCGATGCACAACGAGGGCCTGAAGCCGCGCACGGTGCAGAAGGCGGTGCAGGGGCTGCGCCAGGCGTTCGCAATGGCGGAGAAGGGCGGTCACATCACCGCGAACCCCATGGCCGGCATCACCTTCCGCAACTTCTACAGCGGCAAGCTGCGGCCGAAGCCGGCGGCGCTGTCGCGTATCGATCTGCCTGCCCTGGTGCGCCATCTGGTTGAGGTGTTCAACGACGACCCTGCACGCGGGATGCTGCCGCTGCTGATGCTGGCCTACGGCACGCGCATCACCGAAACGCTGCTGACGCGCTGGGCTCGGTTCTCTCTGGATGAGCGGGTGTGGTTCATCAGCGCAGCCGACCAGAAGTCGCGCCGGGAGCACCTGTTGCCGATCACCCCGCAGATTATCGGGCTGGTGACCCGCTACCGCGCCGCACTGCCAGAAACCCGCCTGCGTGCCATGTGGATGTTTGCGGTGCGTGGTGGCAACCGGATGGCCGACACGAGCGCCCATGCCTTGATCCGTGAGATCAGCGAGCGGCAGTGGACGAGCCATGACCTGCGGAAGCTGATGCGCTCCAGCCTGTCGGATATCGGCATCGACTACATGGTGGCCGAACACCTGATCAATCACAGCCTTGGCACGACCGCCGAGACCTACCTGAGCAAAGACGAGATGGAACGCCGCCGCGATGCCGTCGAGCGTTGGCACGCACGCCTCGATGAGTGTGGTTTCGCCGATGCGCACGGCGTAAATGTGGCCGTTCCTGCACTTCTACAAAACCCCGCCAAGCCTCTGGCTGCGGGCGATTCCGCAGATTCCTGCACTTCTATGGGGAGAGGATGAAAAATGGCTAAATCTCGCGATACCGAGGAGTTGCTGGAGCAGTGGGGGTACTGGGTTGTTCAGGGCAGCGGCGTGTCGGCCTGCCAGGCTCCGGGCTCTAGACCCACTCCAATGATCACCGATGATGAGGCGCTGTTGATTGATCGCCTGGTCGGCCGGCTTGGGCATCGGTACCCGGAGTGCGGTGAGGTGATCCTTCGTTACTACACCAGCGGAGCGCCATTCGCCCAGGTGGGTAAGCGGATGGGCTTTGGTGAGGAGAAAACCCGCCAGCTCTGGAAGGCTGGCGTGGCATGGATTGACGGTGCTCTTGAGGTGAGACGCGAGGCGGCTTGACGCCCCGGGCCGAAACCCGTACATTTTAGTTACTTTGCGGTTGAACCGCTTGAAAAGCCCTGGCACCGCGCCGGGGCTTTTTAGTTTCCGATCCCTGGTGGCTTCTAAGCCATCCCTTGCCGGCCACTGAGCTGGCCTTTCTTTCGCAGTGCCGGCCCGGCGAAGGGCAGGGCTTTCGAGATGACCAAGATGCCTGATAAAGACCCCAGCGTTTGGGCGCTGCTGCTTGCGTGGCTGTCGGTTCATCAGCCCCAAATCTACGCTGCAGCCATGGCAGCCACCGTCGCTGTCTTCCGCGTCATATACGGCGGTGGTGGGCGTCGCCAGATGATCACCGAAGGTGTGCTGTGCGGTTTGATCGGGACGGTTCTGGTTCCCCTGCTTGAGTGGCTGAGCATGTGGTGGGGCATCCCAATGCCACCGAACCTGGCGACCTTCTTTGGTTGCATGGTTGGGTTCCTTGGGGTCGAGAAGTTGCGGGCTCATGCTGACCGCTTCCTGGGTCGCAATCTCGATCAGGTGTAGCCGCCATGCCAATGAGGCCGGGCCGCATGTGTCCAGAGCCTGGTTGTGGTCGGCGGTCTGTTGCGGGCTCGCACTACTGCCCCGCTCACAAGGCTGAGGCCGATGCACGTCGAGCTGAGAGGATGAAGGCCACACACAAGGCCTACAACTCAGACCGAGACGAGAACGACGCCTTCTATCGAACTGAGCGATGGAAGCGGCTGAGTGCGTACTACCGACGCCTTCACCCATTGTGCGAGGCATGCGAGGCAGAGGATCGGGTGGAGCCATCAAGGCTAACTGACCACATCAAGCCCCGTCGGACTCACCCTGAGCTTTCACTGGAGTGGAGCAACCTGCGCGCTCTGTGCTGGCCATGCCACAACCGCCTAGGAGATCGCCCCGGCCGCCTGAAATAGCACCAAATTGTTGCGGTTCGGCGGTGTAGGGGGGGGGGTGAAAAACTCTAAAAAAATTCGCTGCCCGAACGACGGGGGGAGCCATTTTTTCACGCGGTCAAAATTCTGATTTGAAAATTTGAGGTGCTGCAATGGGACGGAAGGCAACGCCACCGGCCCTCAAAGTCCTGTCCGGAACGACCCGGCCTGATCGCGAGGTGCCGGACGCACCTGAGTTCGATCTGATCGAGGACTTTCCGGCTGCCCCGATGCACTTGAATGCGGACGGCGCCGAGATGTGGAACAGCCTCGGCCCCCAGCTGGTCGCTGCGAAGGTCCTGCAGGTTGTCGACCTCTACTCGTTGGAGCAGCTGTGCTTCGCCTGGCAGCAGTTCCGCAAGAAGGCCAAGGCCGATATGGAGTCCACAGCCGCAGAGAACACGGCCCTTAAGGCATTGTTCTCGGAGTTCGGAATGACGCCAGCCAGTCGGCGCAAGGTGTCCAGTGGTGGCGACAAGAAGCCGGGAAACCGTTTCGCCGGCAACGGGAAGCGCAATGCGTGACTACGTATCGATTGCCACCGATTACGCCAAGGCAGCATGCGCTGATCGCAAAAGGAAGAAACACGGTCTGCTGATTCGCCAGGCCGCCAAGCGCTTCCTCGATGACCTGAAGCGCGCAAAGGGCAAGAAATGCTCTTTCATGTTTGACCCCTGGTACGCCAATGACGCCTGCGATTTCATCGAGAAGCTGCCGCACGTCGAAGGCAAGTGGGCGAAGCCGACCATCGACATGCACCCGTCGCATGTGTTCTTCGTGGTGCAGCTGTTCGGTTTCCGCAAGCGTGAGGCGGTCTTCGTCGAGGGCTGGGGCGATGACGGAATGTTCCATCCTCGCCGGTTCACGTCGGCACTGTTCGCTGTCGCCCGGAAGAACGCGAAGAGCACGCTTTCTGCTGCGATCCTGACCTACTGCCTTTGCTGCGAGCCGGAAGAGGGCGCCCAGGTCATCAGCGCGGCAACCACGTTTCCGCAGGCCAGCATCATCTTCAACGTGTCTAAGCGGATGGTCGAGAAGACCAGCGATCTGCGGGAGGCATTCGGCCTGGATGTTTGGGCTAAGTCGATCAGTCGATTCGAGACTGGTGGAAGCTTCAAGCCGATTCACGCTAAGGCCAGCACGCAGGACGGTCTGAACCCTTCGCATGTGGGGCTCGACGAGATCCACGCTCACAAGTCTGCCGACCTGCTGAACGTGTTGACCTCGGCCGCTGGTGCGCGCGGTAACCCGCTTTGGCTGTACACCACCACGGAAGGCTACACGAACCCGGGCCCCTGGGCTGAGATGCGCCAGTTCGCCAAGCGGCTGCTGGCCGGCGTCTTCGGCACAACGGCCGACCACTACCTTGTGGTGTTCTACGCCGTTGACGAAGAGAGTAAGACGCTTCGCATCAAGGCTGATGACGAGTTCGACGAGTCCTGCTGGATCAAGGCTAACCCCTTGATGGACAGCAATCCGCATCTGCTGGCCGCTATTCGCAAGGAGGCGGTAGAGGCCAAGCAGATGCCGTCAAAGATGGCTGAGTTTCGCATCAAGCGGCTCAACCGCCCGGCGTCAACGGCTTCAGGCTGGGTTGACCTCACCAAGTGGGGTAAATGCTCTGGCGAAGTCGACCTCGAATGGCTGGCCAAGTATCCGTGCTGGGGCGGTCTAGACCTTGCCAGCACCACTGACTTTACCGTGTTCCGGCTGGTATGGGACGTGGAAGGCGTCCTTTACACCTACGCCTGGCGGTGGGTTCCGGAGGCTGCAGTTGCGCACCGTACCGAACGCGGCACGGTGCCCTACGCTGGCTGGGTGGAGCTGGGTCTGCTGAAGATGACCGAGGGCGATGTTGCCGATTATGCGGTCATTGAGCAGGACATCGTCGCCGCTTGGGAGCGCTTCGATATTCAGCTCGTCGCCTATGACCGGTGGAACGCCAGCGATCTGGTGAACAGGTTGGTGGCCCGAGGCATTCCAATGCTCGAGTTCATCCAGGGCACGAAGAGCTACCACCCAACCATGCAGGCGCTGGAGGTGGCCTACATCAGCGGAAAGTTCGCCCATGGCGGTGACCCGATGCTGACGTGGGGGGCTTCGAACGTTATTCCCCGCTACGACGGGAACATGAGCACGGCGCCCGACAAGAAGAAATCACCGGACAAGATCGACGACATGACAGCTCTGCTGATGGCTATTGGCGCATCCAAGGCCGAGGTCGAAGAAGAGACGCCGATTGACGACTTCCTTAACCAGACATTGAGCATGTGATGGCCGATACCGATTACAGCATCGATCTGCGCACCCGCAGCCCGTTCTGGGCTCGTGTCGCCAGCTTCTTCGTGGGCGGCCGCTTGGTAACGCCGGAGAGGGGGTCGCAGACTGGCCCGGTTTCCTCCGGCGGCTCTGTGGGCGACTCCGCGATCAGTGATGAGCGCATCCTGCAGATCTCTACGGTATGGGCCTGCGTCCGGTTGATTTCAACCGTATCCGCCAGCCTGCCGCTGGATATCTACGAAACGAAGAATGGAGAGCGGAGCAAGGTCGGTCTCGATAATCCGATGGCCAGGTTGCTGCAGTACTCGCCGAATATCTACATGACCGCCCTGGAGTTCAGGGAGGCCATGAACATGCAGCTCTGCGTTTACGGCAACGCCTATGCATTGATCGAGCGGAACAGCGTCGGTGATGTCGTTTCGCTGATCCCGCTGATGTCAGCAAACATGGATGTGCGTCTGGTAAACAAACGGCTTGTCTACCGGTATCGCCGCGACACCGAATACGCCGACTTTCGGCATGATGAAATCTTTCACCTGAAGGGTTTCGGCTTCAACGGCCTGGTCGGCCTGTCGCCGATTGCCTTCGGCGCCAAGACCTCCGGCGTTGCCGTCGCCATCGAGGATCAGCAGCGCGATTTCTACGCCAACGGCGCGAAGTCACCGCAGATCCTGATGACCGGCGACAAGACGCTGAACAAAGAGCAGCGCACCCAACTGGAGGCCAACTTCAAGGAGATCGCTGGCGGCCCGGTGAAAAAGCGGCTTTGGATCCTCGAAGCGGGTTTTACCACTCAGGCGATTGGTGTCAGTCCTCAGGATGCAGAGACCTTGGCGGCCCGCAAGTTTCAGGTCGCAGAGATCGCCCGATTCTACGGCGTTCCACCTCACCTTGTCGGTGACGTGGACAAGTCGACCAGCTGGGGCTCCGGTCTGGAGCAGCAGAATCTGGGTTTCCTGCAGTACACGCTGAAGCCCTATCTGGATCGCTGGGAGTCTTCGGTTTGGCGCTGGCTGGTGAAGCCCGCCGACATCAACCGATACCACGCCGAGCACAATCTTGAAGGTCTTCTGCGTGGCGACTCGGCCGCTCGCGCTGCCTTCATCAAGGTAATGATCGAGTGCGGCGTCATGACCGTGAACGAGGCCAGGCGCCTCGATAACCGGCCGCCGCTCCCTGGTGGTGATGTCGCGACGCGGCAATCGCAGAACGTACCGCTAACCCAACTTGGAAACCAAAGCCCCGCATCTAGCGGGGCTTAGTTTTTCTGGAGGCCGCAATGGCAAATATTTACAAGACGCTGGCCTTTGACCATGCCGAGATCAAGTTCTCTGGCGGGGCGAGCCAGGGCATTTTCGAGGGTTACGCCAGCGTGTTCGGTGTTACCGACTCCGATGGCGACATCATCCTGCCGGGCGCCTTCGCCAACGCATTGAAGACGCAGACCCGACAGGTCGGCATGTTCTTCAATCATCGCCGCCTTGAGATCCCGGTGGGTAAGTGGCTGCACCTTGAAGAGGACGGCAAAGGGCTGGTCGCCCGCGGCGAGCTGACGCCCGGAAACCCGCAGTCGGACGCGCTGAAGGCTGCGATGCAGCACGGCACCGTCGGCGGTATGTCGGTTGGCTTCTCTGCCGGCCGTGATGACTACGACCCCATCTCCACCGGCCGCGCGTTCAAGAGCGTAAGCCGCCTGAGCGAGATCAGCATCTGCACCTTCCCGGCCAACGAGCAGGCCACCGTGTCATCCATGAAAAGCATGGATGGCATCGAAACCATTCGCGACGTTGAAGGCTGGCTGCGCGAGGCAGCTGGGCTCTCTAAGTCCGAGGCGCTGGCAATCATTGCCCGCATCAAGTCCGCAATTCGGAGCGAGTCCGAAGGCGGCGACGAAATCGCCGCGCTCGCAGAGCGCATCAAAAACTTCGAACTGAGGGCTTGACCATGAGCGAACTGGCTCAGATCCAAAAGGCAATCGAGGAATCCCAGGGCAAGATGCAAGCCCTGTTCGATGCCCAGAAGAAAGAAATCACCGAAACCGGCGAGGTCAGCAAGAAGCTGCAGACCGAGCTGCAAGCCGTGCAGGAAGAACTGCAAAAATCCGGCACCCGCCTGTTCGATCTCGAGCAGAAGCTGACCAAAGGTGCCGATGACCCGGCAACCCAGAAGAGCTTCGCCGAGCGCACCGCCGAAGACCTCATGAAGGGCTGGGACGGCAAGTCCAGCAAGGTCGACGTCAAGTCGTTCAACAAGGCGCTGGGCAGCGGTTCCGGTTCGGCCGGCGCCCTGGTGGAGCCGCAGCGCAACCCAGGCATCCTGATGCCAGGTCTGCGCCGCCTCACCATCCGTGATCTGCTCGCGCAGGGGCGTATCACCAGCAACTCGCTGGAATACGTGCGCGAGAACGTGTTCACCAACAGCGCCGCCCCGGTCGGCGAGGGCGCGCTGAAGCCCGAGTCGAACCTGACCTTCACCAAGGAAACGATGACGGTCAAGACCATCGCTCACTGGATCCAGGCGTCTCGCCAGATCATGGACGATGCGGCTGCGCTCGAGTCCTACGTTAACAACCGCCTGCTGTACGGCCTGGCGCTGGTCGAGGAGGGCCAGTTGCTCAATGGTGACGGTACTGGTGACAACCTGCTAGGCCTGAAGGAAGTGGCGACCGGCTACGACACTACCCTCAACGCTACCGGCGACACCATGGCCGACCAGATCGCCCACGCGATCTTCCAGACCTCCGAGTCTGAGTTCGAGGCCAGCGGGATCATCCTGAACCCGCGCGACTGGCACGCCATCGCACTGCTGAAGGATGCAGACGGTCGTTACATCTTCGGCGGCCCTGCGGCGTTCGCTGCGCGCGTGATGTGGGGGCTGCCGGTGGTGGCCACCAAGGCGCAGGCGCAGGGGCAATTCACCGTTGGCGGCTTCGACCTGGCATCGCAGATCTGGGACCGCATGGACGCCACCGTCGAGGTGAGCCGCGAAGACCGTGACAACTTCGTGAAGAACATGCTCACCATCCTCTGCGAGGAGCGTCTGGGCCTGGCTCACTACCGTCCGACCGCGATCATCGACGGCACTTTCACTCCGGCCGAAGGCGGCTGACATACGAGGTCGGGGCGAGCAATCGCCCCGGATTCAACATGGCAAAGAAAATCCGAGCGCTGCGGCAGTTCTCTCACTTCCACCTCGGTACCGTCGATGGTGGTGAAGTGAAAGTTGTCCGCGATGACATTGCCGAAGCACTGATCGGCATGGACCTGGCCGAGCTTGTCGAGGATGAGGCTGAGCCGGTCAAGCCAAAACCTGCTTCTAAACCCGCAAAACCTGCGCAGGACAAGAAGTGATGGTGAGCCTGGATCGCGTCAAGCAACACCTCCGGGTCGATCACGGCGAAGAGGACGAGCTGATCCAGGCATACCTTGAATCGGCTGTCGCATACGTCGAGCGCTACTGTGATCGGCAGATCGTTGACCCGCCACCAGCCGAGGGCGAAGACCCAATCGACCCAGATAAACAGATGCTGCTCACCAAGGATCTGCAGCAGGTAATGCTGTTGCTGGTTGGGCATTGGTTCAACAACCGCGAGGCAGTTGTGATCGGCACCATCAGTAACGCAATACCCATGGCCGTCGAATCCCTACTCTGGCAGCGGAAGAACTTCTAATGAGAGCTGGCGAACTGAGACACAGGGCGGATGTGCTAGCCCTGGACGCTGACCTTAGCGCCAAGTGCCTGGGCAAAGCCTGGCTCGGGATACTCGCCAAGGAATCGGCTGAGCCGTCCTTTCCTTCTGGCTTGCGCAACCCGGCGAAAATCGATGTCCGTGCCCGCTACAGCAGTGTGCTCGCACAGGGCCGCTACCTGCGGCACGGCAGTCGCCTGTTACATATCACCAGCGTCCGTGACCCGCTCGGAAATCGAGCTGAGCTCCGCGTTACCGGTGAGGAGCTGGTCGGCCAGCCGGGGCAGTACCTGCCCGCCGATGGCGTGCCGCGTTGCTGCCGGGTGCACCTGACGCATGAGGCGCCTTACCGCGATGAGTTGGGCCAGGTGGTCAGCTACATGACGCGCGCTGAGGTGGCGATTATCGAAGTGGGGCGGCCGCAGGCTGGCGACCAGCTATGCGTAGAGGGCGACCTGTATGTGGTGGCCAACTATGCGGACGACACCGACGACGGCGTTGTGAGGGGCTTATGGCTGCAATCGGTGGAGTGAACATGAATGTTCGCCTGGTTGGCCGTGAAATGGCCCAGGCGCGCCTGGCTGCGGTAGGCCGCAATGTAGAACCGGTTCTGCGTGGCGCGCTCAACACCACGGCGACTCGTGCTCGCAGTGAGCGTTACATCAAGCCCATGCGTGGGCTGTTCAAGTCGTCGCTGCTGGGTTCCACCTTGGCGACTGCTGACATTCGTGGCCGCATCGCCGTGAAGCGAGCAGGGCGTAACCGGCTCAACAGTCGGGTTATCCCGTCCAGCTCAAGCATACGCGTTGACGACTACCGCACCTGGTTCTTCGAATGGATCGACCAGACCCGCGCGCGCATCTGGGTCATTGGCCTTGGTGGCCGCAAGATGGCTGCAGGGTTTGTGAACCCCAGTAGCCGTGGCAAGCGGCCGCTGTCGACTCGCAACAGCAAGACCACTGCGCGGGGTAAGACCTACAGCAAGAACACCGCGCTGAGCGCTGCGCTGGGGCCTTCTGCGGCCTACTGGTTCAAGCAGCTGAGCGGTGCCGGGACGATTCGCTGGACCAACGTCTTTCTGCAGCAAGAGTTCGAGCGCCGCATCCGGCGCGAGATCGCCAAGTACAGCAGGTAACCCATGGCCCTTTTCCCCAACGTGGCCGCTGTGACAGCGGCGGCGCAGGCGCGGCTTGAGCTGATAAAGCCGGCTGCAGGTTTTTACACCGACGTGCAGGCCTTATTCGTCGCGCCTGAAGTGGCGAAGGACAGTGCGCCCTACATGCACGTGCTGCTGCGCGGCGGCAATGACCGGCTGATCGGCTGGGCCAGCCCGCAAGCTATTCGAGTTCGTGAATACGAAATCGAAGGCGTATTCAAGAAGACGGCCACCGAGCAAGACCTGGCCAACTTCCACGTCGATGTCCTGCGCGCCTTCGGCATTGGCCAGGATCTGTCCGAGCGCAAGTTCCCAGGCCTACTCGATGAGGAAGGCGACGAGGCCGAATACCGCTGGGCGGTGAAAGGCGAAACCACCCAAAGCATCACCATCCGTCTGGGTATCCAGTACGTCCAGACCTATAACTGACGGCCGCCGGCCAGGAGAAACCCATGCTGCATACTCAACTGTTCCGCGGCCCGACCAAGGTTGCGGCCTACCCGACCCGCGTCTTCGAAGAGCTGTTCAAGCTCCAGAACGTGACCGTGGAGCCGGAGACGACCGAGATCACCATCCAAGACCCGACCCGCATCGGCTTGCCTGAACTGGACGGCGTGACCTCCACCACGGCGCTGAACTGCACCGGCGAGGCCGTGAACTTCACCCCGGCCGCGGCGGCGGTGATCTTGTACGGTTCCACCGAGCGCGTGCCGAGTGGCACCGTGGCAGCTGAAGAACATGATGCTTACGTCGACCGCACCATCATGCTGGCTAACCTGCCGCTGGTGGTCAGTGAAGTGACTGGTGCTGGTGGCACACCGGTCTATGAACGCGGCATCGACTACGCGGTAACTCCGGGTGGCATTCATGTGCTTCTTGGTGGTCAGTTGGCCGATGACATCAACGCCGAGGCAGCGCCCAGCGATGGTGGCCTCAAGCGCCTGCCGATCGAGGTGGATTACACCTACCCAACCGTCGATGTGATCAGCCCGTTCGTCACTGGCCGCAAGTTCTATCGCGTGCTCTGGGAGCAGGTGAACGAAGCCGGCGACGGCGAGAAGCGCCGAACCTTGGCCTACTACGTGCGCATCAGCCTGAATGGTGGCCTGCCGCTGAACCAAGGCGCCGAGTTTGGCGTGATCCCGGTGCAGCTGCGTATGCTGCCCGACCCGAACATCATCGATGTGGGCGAGGCTGCCATCTTCAAGATGGAAGTGCAGAACACCGACGTGGTGTGAGCCTGTGCTAGATTCCCTGCCAGCTAACTGGGAGGGAATCTGATGCAATGTCCGAAGTGTGGTTACGAGCCGACGATGTCGGAGATGCAGCGCAGTCCTGATGATTGCGTGAAGTGCGGCGTCAACTATGAAGGTCACGCCAGACACGTTGCAAACGTTCAGGCTCAGAGGGATTCCGAGAATTCGGCGAATGCTGCGCGTGCCAAGATGGCACCTGCAGTGCTCGACGCGCACAGTAAATACCCTGGAGCTCAACCGGTTGTAGTGGTTGATATAAAAATGAGCTTCTGGTCGATGGTCGTATTCATGGTCAAGTGGGCGTTTGCCGCTATCCCTGCCATCCTGATCATCGCGGTAATTGGTGCCGTGCTATGGGGCTTCTTGATCGGATTCTTGGGCGGAATAGGAGGGCGTGCCCCTGCGGTTGCCCCGGCCACTGAGCGGCCAAGCGGGAGTTCGGTAGTGTCGCCGGAGAGGATTGTTACACCTGTTGAGACAGCCGACACTTTTTGGCTGATTAGTGAGCGCGAGGTTGGCGGAATCGTGCACATGACTGTACGTACGGACTTCGCAAACGGCCGCAAGCTCTATTCTGAGTTCGCGTTGAATTGCAGCTCGGCACGCGGAATGATTGTTTCGGCGGGTAGTAGTCTTTTGACGATGTTGCCTGACCCAGCGGTGACGGGTTTTGAGGTTATCCAGCCGAATACACCGCGTCAGGCGATAGCTGCACGAGGGTGTCGAGGGCGGCCTGGCACTCACGAACTTCTTAGATAACCCGCTTCGGCGGGTTTTTTATTGCCCGAGGGAAACATGAGCGATCTGGAAATTCTCTATCCGAAGCCGGTGGTCGTGCGCGTCAACGGTCGCCGGGTGGCCATAAAACCCGTTGAGTTCCGCCACTTCGAAGCATTCGGCAAGGCGGCTGGTGAGCTTTTGACGATGCTGAGCAAGGCCAGCCCGGAGCAGATTTACGCCTGGGCGCAGCGCAGTGGCGCGCTGCTGGATGTGCTGGGCGCCTGCACGTCGCTCTGGCGTTGGCGAATCCGCCGTTTGCCGTCGACTGTAGCCGTGCAGTTGATGCTGCAGGTGGTTGAGGTGAACAACGATTTTTTCGGCCAAGCCCTGGCCAAGGTGGCAAGCCGGTAGGTTGGGGCGCCGTTGCACAGCGGCTGATCACAGCAGGGCATTCGCTCGCGGCGATTGGTGGCTACACCCTGGCGCAGATCGAGCTGTTTACCGCCGCCCTGGAGCGTGAAGACAAGGCGCGTATGCGCGAGGGTTTGATTATGGCTCGCGCGTCCCGCAGCAAGCCTGACAAGTTCAGGCAAATTCTTAGGGAGTTGGGCGCATGAGCCGAGTTCGCACGCAGCTGGTGATCGACGGCCAGAACAACACCAAGAAGGCTTTTGATGAAGTCGATGGTTCGCTCACCAATCTGAGCGGTCTTGCCGTTAAGGCCGGTGCCGCCCTGGCCGGTGCCTTGTCGGTTGGGGTGCTGGCCAACTGGGTGAAAGAGAGCGCCTTGGCCACCGCGCAGATGGCGCGCATGGCCGAGCTGAGCGGTGCTACAGCTGAAGAGTTTCAGCGCTGGGCGTATGCCAGTCGCACGGTGGGCATCGAGCAGGACAAGTTGGGCGACATCTTCAAAGATGTGCAGGACAAGATCGGTGACTTCCTGCAGACCGGTGGCGGCCCGATGGCCGACTTCTTCGAGAACATCGCGCCGAAGGTTGGGGTGACTGCTGAGCAGTTCCGCAACCTGTCTGGGCCGGATGCGCTGCAACTGTATGTTTCCTCACTTGAGCAGGCGAACCTTTCTCAATCCGAGATGACCTTCTACATGGAGGCCATCGCCAACGATGCGACCCTGCTGCTGCCGCTGCTGCGCAATAATGCGACAGGGCTCAAGGACCTGGCAGCTGAGGCCGAAGAGCTTGGCCTGGTGCTGAGCAGTGAAGCGGCTGCTGCTGCGCTTGAGTTCGAGCGCGGTTTGAATACGCTGGGCGCCGCCTCGGATGGTGCCGGCAAGCAGATTGCGGCTGAACTGGTGCCAACGCTGAACACCATGAACGGCCTGCTGATAGATAGCCGCGCCAATGGCGAGGGCGTCACGGTAGTGGCGAATGTGCTGTCTGGTGCGCTCAAGGTGCTCGCCACTGCGGCAATTGTCGTGAGTGCCGGCTTTCGATCTGCCGGTAGCGCGATTGCAGGCCTCGCTGCCGCTGGTGCAGCTGCGGCGACTGGCGATTTTGCGGGCGCTAGAACCATCCTTGCCGATGTAGCTTCGGACTATGTGAGCATCACTGAGGGCGCTACCGACTCAATTGGCAAGCTGTGGAATGGCGTATACGAAGAGCAGGGCGCTGCGGCTTCAGAGACCTACGAGCAGTACAAAGCACTGAATGAAGAACTGGTCGCCGGTAGCAAAACAACCTCAGACCAGTTGAAGGAGCAGCATAAGTCTGTAGCGGCCGAGGCCAAAAAGCGCATTCGGGAAATCACCGCTGCCGAGCGCGAGGCCAACAGCGAAGTCGAACGCCTGCGCAAAGAGCGCATGGAGATCGAAGAACGGTACTCGGCTGCGCTGGCTGGCATTCAGGCTGGATCGGTTGGTGACCCCAGCCTGATGCAGTTCAATGCCCTCAAGGTTGGCGCGCGCCAATCATTGGCCGATGGCGATGTCCGGGGTGCACAGCAGCAGGCGCAGGCCGCCTTGAAGGTGCTGCAGGATCTTGCAGCCGCTGGTGAGAATACGGCGGGATTCTCGTTCTTCATCCGTGAGCTGAAGGATATCGAGGTGGCGGCCAAGGGCGTCGAACAATCGGCGGCCGATCAGAAGCTGGAGGCGATCACCAAGCAATTGGAGGCGCTGAAGGAAAAGGCCGATATCAAGATCACGGCCAAGATGAGCGATGAAGAGATCGCCAAAACCCAGCAGCAGATTAAGGACCTGGCCGCCGCTCTGAGTGCCGGCTTTGTGATCACGCCCACTATTGCGCTGGACGGCGTCAATCGTGCGCAACTAGAAGGTGGCCAAGCCAGCACGGCGCCTGGGTTTGCTGGTGGCGGGAAAGTGACCGGCCCCGGCACTGGCACCAGTGACAGCATCCTGGCGCGACTCTCCAACGGTGAGTACGTAATGCGCGCGGCAGCGGTGCGGCAGTACGGCACGGCCATTCTCGACCGCATGAACGGCTTGCAGATGCCTGCCTTCGCTGATGGTGGGCTGGTTGAGGCGGCCATGGCCGTACCCGGCGCCACCCCCGGCCGCGACCTTGGCCGCGTCACCCTCAATGTTGAGGGGCAGCGCTACGAAATGCTGGCAGAGCCCCAACCATTCGAGCAGATCCTGCGCCGGCAGCGCGTGAAGTTCGGCCGCCCTCGGAGTTGATCCATGACTGTAACCAAGCTGACCCTCGGTGGCGTTGCCATCGAGGCAGAGAAGGGCGCGCCCGTACAAAGCTATTCGCCGCTGGGTGATGGGGTGATTCGCTACCGCAGCCGCGGGCGCCCGGTGAAATTTCGCCACTGGACGCGGCGCATGTCCGTCAGCGTTAGCGGCTCCGGCATTCTGCCGCCTGGCCTGAGCGGGCTGAACTATGACGAGCCGCTGGAGCTGCGCTGCACCAAGCCATTGAGCATCAGCACCGAGAGCCTGACCACCACGCTGACGACTGACGTGCGGCCGGATCGTGCGCCCTGGGCGTTTGCCTATGTCGATCAGCGCTGGCAGCGCAGCCCGGTGAGCGTAGTGGGCCGTGCGGTGACCTTCACCGCTGTGGCCGGTGCCACGGCGTATCAGGTGTGTTGGATGCCGGTGTTTATGGTGTTCGCGCCGCCGCCGGATGAGTCGATGACTGATCGCCACGAGTGGTCGTTTACTGCTGAGGAAGTCTGAGCATGATCAACGGCCTACTGATCAACGGCGCGCCGATCAATGCCGGGAGCATGGGCGGTAGTGCCGAGCCGGTACCGGTAGCGCCGCGTGACAGCATTCTCTGGGATGTGCGCGCGATGCTCGCCGGTGAGGATGTGAGCGAATTGTTGACGGGTACGATCCGCGTTGAGCAGGAGCGCGGCGCGGCCAGCCTTGCTGATTGCGAGTTGCTGCTCGACCCCGGCCCCATCGACCCGACCTGGTACACCGGCAAAGCCTTTGCGGTGTACTACAAGGAATGGCGTGACGGCGCGTGGGTGGAATACCTGCTGTTCGACGGCTGGGTGATTCGCCCATCGTTCGAGCCGGTCGATAGCGTGATCGCGCTGGAGTGCAGCGATCGCCTGCAGGATGCCATCGAGGCGCTGAGCATTGCCGGGGTGGATGCCCTGGTGGGCGGTAACTGGAGTGCGGATCTGTTCGAAGATCCGGTCGGCCGTAGCCGGTGGGACTACGCGCAGGAGCGTTTGAGCAGCCGCGCCGCCAGCCTTAATCGCCTGCCAGGCGGTGAGCTGGTGGTAACGCCCTGGGCGGCCACGGCACCGGCATTCGTGTACGGCGAGGGCGTGACGCTCGACCGTAGCCTGGCCTGGAGCCCGGTGGATCTGGATGAGCGCGTGAACGTGGTGGAAGTGGATGCCCTGTGGCGCTACCCGAAACTGCGCGAGCGGCGCGACAACTTCAATTGGGAGCACCCGAACCTGAGCGGCCTGACGGGCATCGGCGGGTTCTGCGTGTGGCACATCGAAACTACCGAGCTGCCGGACATTCCCATGGTGGAAGAGGGCACGACCGGCGCCGGTTACGGGGCAATCTTCAACCGCGAGTGGTACCGCCTGCCGCCGACAGTGACAGACGGCACGAACACCGGGCAGTTCTGCGACCCGCAGTTTGTGTGGATCAACACCTACGCCGACCTGCTGCTGGGTGGTGCCTGGACCGGTGCGCGGCGCTGGGTGCAGGCTGTAACCGAAACTTACGCGCTGCGCGTCGAGGCGCCTGGCAGCATCGCCGCGGCCGGTGAAGTGATCCGCCGCGATCGCGCTGCGGTCGACAGCTCCGATCAGGAACGCGCCGAGACGTTCGCCGAGTACGGCTGGAAGGGGTTGGAAGCCGGCGGCAGCTATGACGCTGTAGGCGACTGGGTGGTTAACCTGCGCGAGCAGGATCGCTGGCAGTCAGCCCTGGTGTGCGCGGTGGCCATGGCGCGCGTGCAGATACTCGCCGCGCACCGGGGCAACCGGCTGAGCTTCGACGTGCCGACAAGCGACGCCATGGGCGTGACGCTGCAGCAGACGCTGCGCGTTGAGGACCAGCGCTGCCGGTGCGAGGCGCCTGTGTGGCTGCTGACGCATGAGCTGAGCATCGATGCGCAGACAGCTATCACCACAATCACCCTCGGCGTGAGCCGGGGCGGTGGCGACGTGACGGACCCGATCACCGTGCCGGCGCCGCCGGCTGTGCCAGCCGGACCCGGGCGCGCCTCCGCGCGTGACCTGGTGACGCAGCTCGGCGGGCGGCCGGACTCGCCGGAGTTCGATGAAAGCCTGATGGGTTTCAGCGGCAACTATGACGTGCCGTTCCCCGGCGCGCCGCAGTACCCGCGCGACTTCCGTGTGGAGGCGCCGGAGATTGACGAGTACCACATCGACGAACTGGCGCTGAGCACCGCCGCCACCTACCGCGTGGCGGTGCCGCATGACCTGCTGGAGTTCACATGACGCTCGCTGACGAACGAAGCGCCATCGCCCAGGGCATGGCCGCAAGCCGTGCCGCGACCGGAGCCGATGAGCGCCGCGCTATTGGCCAGCGCCTGGTGAACGAGCGCCGCGGCATCAAGGAAGACCTGAACGCCCTGGAGAAAAGCCCCCGCAAAAACGCCCAACTCCCGCAGTTGGAGCGGCGCGGCACGCGCGGGCCGGCGGTTGGAGTGGGGAGTTGGAACCCGAATCGGGTGCCGGCAGCAAGCGGTGGCATTGCCAGTCCGTTGGTCGAGCAGGCCGGAACGCGCGAGGTGTCTGACGAGGTTTCGCTGGTTTCCGTTGATGGTCTGATCGTGATGCGTATCCCGCGATCAGTTACTTACCACATGCTCGATGCCAATGGCGCCGAAGCAGTTATTCAGACGAATCTATGATGTTCAGTGGCGCATTGGATCTGATTCAGAAGTTCGGCTGGCCCTGGCACGGCCAGATCATCGATGAGGTGCTGACCCTGCCCAGTGGGCGGGAGATTGCCTGCGAGTTCGGCGGCTGGGATACACAGCTGTGGGACATCGGCATGCCTGACCCCGGCATCGAGACCGATGACCCGGACGAACAGTGGTGGCCTAGGGCTATTTTGCGGGGTACTGCTGGAGCGGGTTCGCTGATTTACAGCGGCAAGACGGGCAGCTTTGAAACTGGTCGCTATGTATACAGCGCGCCCTTGCGCGCTGGTGGCGTGCTGTATCGCAACGTTACGGTACAGGTCGGTATCGATGGACTCACGGGTGGATTATCACTGCGCATTTTCATCGGGTCTTTGTTCAGTTTCAGCAGGGTTATTTCGCCTGCCGATCTGGGCTTGCCGGGCAGCTCTGTAGGGCAGAGCGCAAGCGTCATTGATGAAGACCTGTCGCGAGGTCGCTGGATTGTGCGCTATGAGGGATTCAGCGCCGCGGCCTGGGCAATTGTGCTCATGGAGTTGCAAGGCTCTGGGGCGGCTTTGTCGCTGTACACCGAAGTGCTTGCAACCTATGCCGACTGCGCGCAGTGGACTGCATCAGAGGATGTGCCATTCAACGTTCCGACCTCCCTGCGCGTGGGCTGGCTGGATGGCGTTCTAACAAGCGAGGCCGATTGGCCGGATGGTCGCCCCAAGCCGCTTGCCTTTTACTGCATTGGCGAGCACGTGGCGACTGCCAGAGGTACCGCTGTATGCGGCGCCTGGTTTGACAATACAGGTGCGGTGCAGCTTGTGAAACTCGGCGCTCAGTCTGAGCTTGCCTATAGCGGTGAATGGCCATCACTGGCGCTGAGGCGTTACACGCTCAGGGAGAGAACCAGCATCTGGATTGAGGTTGGCGGCAGCGGCGGCGGTATTGAGCATGAACATACTGTTACCGCTGAGGACACCACCACCCCCAGCAACGGCTCCAGCCAACGCAGCATAACAACGGTATCGGGCGCAACGGTGCGTGACGAAACGCTGTTTTTTGTTGGCGTGCGACCTTCGGTGCCGATCGGGTACCGGGACTATCACACGCAGGTGGGGGCCGATGGTTATCCGGTTCATAGCCAGAACTGGGCTGAACTTTTCCCATTTGGCGGTGTGCCCCCGGTTTCGCTCACCCCTGCTCGATTGTCAAACAAGCTCTGGCAGCCAGCGGTCACTGTGACTACGACGGATGGCAACGCCTTTTGGTTGGGTGATGTATTGAGTCCATCTGGCACAACGCCCGGCGTTGTTTCTCGCATGCCGTCCGATGGCCCGGTGCCTGCCAATTTCTCACGCGGTACATACAACCCCATCACTGGTGCTGTGGTGCGCAACCCCACCGATGGCCGGCGTTATTCCTGGGTATAGAGGCCTCACATGCAGAACTTCATCAACAACTGGTGGGAGCCGGTAGAGCTCGCGCCCGGTGTGACTGTGCTCGACGTAGCCCTGGCCAATGGCGCTTATCGGCTGACGTTCAGTGATGCCGTGGGCCTGGCTGCCGAACGCTGGGAGATCGCCGAGGCGGTGGTAGTCAGCGGCTCGGCCACGCTCACGCGCGGGCTCGAGGGCACGCTCGAGCAGGACTGGCCCGCTGGCAGCGTGATGTACATCGGCGTAACGGCGGGATTTTTGGAGGGGCTGCAGCAGGCAATCGCCGCGCAGCAGGTGCAGATCAATGACCTGATCACACGCGTGGCGGCGCTTGAGGCTGGCAGCGGCAATGCGCTGGCCGATGTTGACGGAGAGTTGCTGGCTGACAGCGACGGCGCAATTTTAACCGCAGGAGATTACGAATGACCGTACAGCACGAATACCGGGGCTCCGGCAGCCCTGTTGGCACAGTTCTGGCGCCGGTGAACTCGCATTACCTCGACCTCACAACTGAGGAAACCTGGTTCTGTGTGTACAGCGATGTGGATTCGTCCACATGGCTCCGTATGGCTGTTGGTGTGCCTATCGAGCTAGGTTCCGGCACTGTGACGCTGCTCAATGAATACATCCGGCAGAGCGAGATGATTCTGCAGGCCGGCACGCTGGTGCAGTTCGAGTTCGGCGGCCCGATCTACTCAAACGTCGCCTTGGGCGGCGAGATTCTCTCGTTCACCGCTGCAAGTCTCAGTCACATGAAGTTGGAGCGCGTTGACGCTGGCGGCTATCTGCTCATCGTCACGCCCCTCACCGAATACAACTGACCCGACCCCCAATCGACTCGGAGTAGCCAGCCATGCAGCCGGCCCGACAAGACCTGCCTGTTGTTCCGGGCACCACGTATCGCGATACCGTGCGGCTGATGCAGCCGGAGTTCTCGTACCCACCAATTACCGCCATTGCACCCAGCACAAGCGGGGTGCGGCTCACCGTAGCGCATGCCCTGGCTGGCGACTGGCCGGTGTGGGTGCGCGGTGTTGTAGGTATGGCGGACCTCAACCGCGACCCGCGCACGGCGCTTCCATGGCGTGCCAAGCGGCTCGATGCCGACACGCTGGAGATCAACGCGCTGTCCGGCGCCGGCCTGCAGCCGCGTGGCGGCGAGCTGGTGTACAAGCTGCCGGTGGACCTGACGGGCGCCACGGTGGCGATGCGGTTCACCCGTGACGGGCAGGAGCTGCTGATGCTCACGCTCGGCAACGGACTGGCCAGCCCAGCGCCTGGCACCATCACCCGCGAACTGACGCCGGCCCAGACGGCGCTGCTGACCGGTGAGTGGTGGTACGTGCTGGACGTGACCTTCAGCGCCGGCACCGTGACGCGCTACTACCGCGGCGGCGCGCAGCAGGAGTGCCGCAATGGATGCTGACGCCTACCTGGCCGTGCTGGAAATTCCCGATCTGGAAACGGGGGAGGTCGAGCGCGAGTACCTGGTGAGCCTGCAGCAGCCCGAGGTGCACGCGACCACTGTTGCCGAACAAGGCCCGCCAGGGCGTCAAGGCGAGCCTGGGCCGGCTGGTGGCGCTGCCGTGCAACGTCTTGCCGGCGAAACGCTTAGCGCGCTGCGCGTGGTGTACGAGCTGGGTGGTCAAGTGTTTTACCTCGACTACCGCGACGCCGAGCACATCGACCTGTTGCTGGGCGTGACGCTCACGGCGGCAGACCAAGGCCAGCCCGTCAACGTGCAACGCCTCGGCGCTGTAGACGATGACGGCTGGAGCTGGCAGCCCGGCCGCGTGTGGCTCGGCGCTGACGGTGCCCTCACTCAAACTTACCCGGATGAAGGCTACGACGTGCTGATCGGCGCGGCGGTGGCCAGCGGCCGGCTGCTTCTCAATCTGCAAGATCCCATCGAACTGGAGTAATCGCTATGGCTCAACGTTTTTTGGCATTGTTGGAAGGTGCGCGCCGCCAGGTCCAGGCTCTCGTAGCTTCGGTTGGCGCTGCTGATGGCGGCAAGATCGTTGCCACCGATCCGACTGGGCGTCTCGACATGAGCCTGATGCCCGTGGGTATTGGCGCCAATACCACCCAGGCCGCGGCCAGTGAAACGCTGGGCGCCGGCAAATTCGTGAACTACCACAGCGACGGCGGTGTGTTCTCTGCGCGGCTGGCTGACAACAGCAACGGCCGCCAGGCCGATGGGTTCGTGCTCGAGGAGTTCACGGCGGCCAGCGTGGCCACGATTTACCCGCTGGACGGCACCAACGCCGCGCTCTCTGCCCTGACCGTTGGTTCTCGCTACTGGCTCGGTACGGCCGGCGGCGTGACCGCTACGCCGCTGGATGAAACTGATGCTGGCAACGCCAACAAAATCAGCCAGTACCTGGGCGTGGCGAAATCGGTGACT